AAAATCAAGTTCCGAGTTCCATAGCATCAATGATGAGTCGATATCAAAATCAAGTTCCAAGTTCCATAGCATCGATGATGAGTCGATATCAAAATCAAATTCCTAGTTCTATTTCGACAATGGTGAGGGGAGAACAGAACCCTGTGGCTGGTACAATAGTTAATGATACAAAATTGTCAACGAACTCCAATAATCTTAGTAACGAAAATGATCAAAAAGTTAAGGAAGTAGAGTAAAAAACAAACACAAACTCAAACATGATATCTGGAGGTGGGTGAGATGTAATGCCAAGACCACGTGATCCACGCAGAGATGAAGCTTTTCGTTTGTGGAAAGAGAGCTGCGGGAGCAAGAAATTAAAAGACATTGCTGAGGAATTAGGTATCACAAGCAGCACTATTCGCAAATGGAAAGCAAACGATAAATGGGAAGAAAAAATAAAAGGGAGCGCTCCTAAATCGAAAGGGAGCGCTCTTTTACGTCGAGGCGCACCTAAAGGAAACAAAAACGCAATTGGAAATAAGGGAGGAAGGGCACCGCTTGGTAATAAAAATGCAATAGGGAATAAAGGCGGTGCTGCTCCACTAAGAAATCAAAACGCTGTGACTCATGGATTCTTCTCAAAGTTCCTGCCAGAAGAAACGCTATCGATCATGGAAGGGATACAGGAGCGATCCCCTGTCGATATGATATGGGATCAGATACAGATCCAATATGCCGCGATTATTAGAGCGCAAAAGATCATGTTCGTTTCTGATAAGGAAGAAATAATTAAAGAATTGAAAAAGAAAAAGGCTGTCCTATCTGAGACAAACGAAGTTGAAGAGGAAGAGTATGAATTCCAATTTTCTTGGGATCGTCATGCAACGTTCTTGAACGCTCAATCTCGGGCAATGGCAGAGCTTAGGAACCTAATAAAACAGTTTGATGAGTTAGCTCATTCCGAAGACGAACGACGTCTTAAATTGGAGCATATGCGTTTAAAAATCAACAAGAAAAAATTAGAGATTGAAGAACTTACAGAAGAAGATAAACCTTTTGAAATCACCATTGTGAACAAAGGTGATGACAGTGATTAAACAGGTAAACCCTCATTTTAAAGAATTTCTTTTTGATTGGAATCAAAAGTTTCAGTTTCTAGTCGGCGGTTATGGATCCTCGAAGAGTTATCATGTGGCACTCAAGATTGTTCTTAAATTACTGGAAGAGAAGCGGACCGTTCTTGTCGTGAGGGAAGTATACGACACGCATAGGGACTCAACCTTTTCCCTCTTTGATGAAATTATCAATGACCTTGAGATCGATCATATTGTTAGATGCGTTTCTTCACCAATGCAAATCCGCTTTCCGAACGGCGGCCGGATCATATTTAAAGGCCTGGACAAGCCGGCCAAACTGAAATCGATCAATAACGTTTCTCTCATATGGATTGAGGAATGTTCTGAGGTGAAGTATGAGGGGTTCAAGGAGCTGCTTGGACGTCTGCGTCACCCGACATTGCCGCTTCACATGATACTTTCAACAAATCCAGTTGGAGAGGACAATTGGATTTTTAAACATTTCTTTAAAGATGATCGAGAGAAGCGGTTTGTACTCGATGATAAGGAGCTTTATGAAAAGCGGATAATCGTTAGCAACGACACCTATTATCATCACTCAACGGCAGATGATAATCTTTTTCTGCCAGAAAGCTATGTTCAGCAACTTGAAGAATTGAAGACATACGATCCAGATCTTTACCGAATTGCGCGGAAAGGTCATTTTGGCGTGAATGGAATTCGAGTACTACCGCAGTTTGAAGAACGGCCACATGAAGAGGTTATGACTGCAATCTCTAATATTAACCGTCCACTTAAACGAGTTGGCATGGACTTTGGTTTTGTTGAGTCGTATAACGCTGTTGTTAGGGTTGCTGTAGATCATGAGAAGAAATATCTCTATATCTACTGGGAGTATTACAAAAATGGACTAACGGACGATAAGATGGCCGAAGAACTCAAGGAATTTGTAGAGACTAACGAATTAATCAAAGCGGATTCTGCAGAGCCAAAGACAATCCGTTATTTTCAACAACACGGTTTCAATATGGTGGGGGCCCGTAAGTACCAAGGATCACGCCTCCAATACACAAAGAAGATCAAACGGTTCAGGAAGATTATTTGCTCTGATCGTTGCGAGTACACGATTTATGAACTTAAACCGCTCACTTATGCTACTGATAAGCTGGGGAACATCATAGAAGACGAGTTCACGATAGACCCGCATACACTGTCAGCTATCTGGTACGCTCTCGATGATTATGAGGTAACCGATTTGAAAGAAGAATCTAAAGGAAGACCACAAAGATCAAGACCAGGAAGGAGGTAAAGCATGTCAAAACAATCTGTTAAAGCACGAGTGGTCAAAGCCTCTCCACCTACTGAATCGACTAAACAAATTTATGAGGATGAATTTGCGGACAGTTATGACAGCAATATTTTACCGCCTCCGTATAATCTTAAAGAATTAAAGATGATTGCTGAGTATTCAACGATCTTACAGCAATGTGTTGATGCCTACAGGACAAATATTGTGGGTTTTGGATTTGATTTTGAGTACTCGTTTGATGTGAATTCGCCAGATGTGACAAATGAAGAAAAAACAGAAGCTGAAAGTGAATGGACAAAGCTTGAAGAATTCATTAAATACCTTCACTTTGATGAGTCAGCTGAGACTTTACTTGGTTTTGTTATTGAAGATCGAGAAAAGACAGGGAATGGATTTATCGAGGTCATTCGAAACGGTGAAAATAAGCCAGCCGGCATTGAATACATGGATGTTCAAAATGTTCGGGTTTGTAAATTGTCTGAACCAATTGAAGTTGATTTTACATACTTCGAACAAGGACAAATGAAATCAATCAAAAGAGAGAAACGATTCCGAAAGTATGTTCAGATGATTGACGGCCGTATGGTTTACTTTAAGGAATATGGTGATCCCCGTACTTTAAATTTAGAGACAGGTCAATATGATGAACAGACTCCATTCGAGAAACGAGCAAATGAAGTGGTCCATTTCAAAATAGGAAGCGGTACTTATGGGAAACCACGGTGGATTGGCCATATTGTTAATCTGTACGGGGCTCGAAAAGCTGAAGAGCTGAACTTTATGTACTTCAAACAAGGTAGACATATTCCCGCTGCCATCACAATTGAAAATGGTATGTTATCAGAGGACTCATACACACAATTACAGGATTACATGAATGGGCTAGAAGGGGTGGAAAATGCTCATAAGTTTCTTTTGCTTGAAGCGGAAGGCATAGCGAAGGGGACAAACATTCATGGCGATGAAGAGATTGCTCCAGTGAAAGTCGATATTAAGTCACTTGCTGAAATCCTTCAAGAGGATGCCTTGTTTCTTGAATATGACCAAAAGAGCCGAGACAAAATTAGATCGGCTTTTCGTTTGCCTCCACTTTATACAGGTGAAGCTCAAGATTACAACAGAGCAACGGCTGATACAGCCAGAAAGATTACTGAAGAACAGGTCTTTCAGCCTGAACGAAAGTTAATCACAGGAAAGCTGAATACCCTATTTTTGAATGACCTAGAAATTCACAAAGTCCGTCTTCAACTAAAAGGGCCAGACTTTAGAGATCCACTTGAGATTGCTAAAGTTTTAACACCGTTTATAACAGCTGGTGCAGTTTCTCCGAATGATCTACGTGATCTGGCTGGACGGGTGCTCGGGAAGACGCTTGAAGAATGGCCAGAGGAAGAATACAATAGGCCGCTTGGTAAGACTAATGAGTCGTCCGCTTCCGATCCTTTGGCTACGCTGTTTAAATCTAAGACCGGTACTCCTGATATGATCGGGTTATTAAAAGATATGCGGGATGTTCTGGAGGATCTGAAGAGATGAACAAAACGGATAAGCTGTTGGAGAGTCTGAACGCATTCATTCTAAAAGCCGAGGAAAATCAGTATAAGCACTTGGGGGAGATGGTACCTGACTTTCCTGGCAAACTTAATATCCCCAAATATGTGGAGGAATATGAAAAAGGCATCGCTAGATTACTCAGGCGCCAGCGTAAAAAGTTTTTAGATGGTCTGAATAGTTTTATAAGCAAAGACTCAAAAGAAACGTTAGAAGCTCTTTTGGTGTTTTTTACTCAGAACCTTTTTGCGGAGGATGATTTCGAGGAAGAATTTCAGGAACTGACCGAGGGATTCTTGCAGCAGACTATTGAAGAGCTGGCCGTAGTCATCATGGACTCTATAGATCCAGAAGTTCCTTTTAAAGTCTTATCCAATCGTACGACTAATTGGATTAAGGGATGGTCTGAGAAACTGGCTCAGATCATGAAGTTAAACACTCATGAAGCGGTGGAGACCGTGCTAACTAACGCTATCGAGAACGGTTCATCCATACAAGACATTGAGCTGACGCTTAAAGACATGCCTCAATTTGATAGGGAGCGGGCTCGCACAACGGCTATTACTGAAGTACTTGCGGCATCCTCAGCCGCGCAGCATGAATCATATGTACAGTCGCCAGCAGTAAAGAAAAAGAAGTGGCGGCACAGCGGAGAGAAGAAAAACAACCCACGTGAGAATCATATCGATCTTGACGGCACAGTAATTGGAGTAGATGAAGAATTTCAGATACCAGGCAGTAGAGAGACCTGCATGTTCCCCCGGGATTCTAAACTTTCAGCTGGTGAAAGAGTTCGTTGTCATTGTGTTTTGTCACCGGTGGTTGATCACCAAATACTTAGTTTATCTGCAAATGAAAAGGAGGAGATTAGACAAGATCTATTGAAAAAAATATAAAAAATTGTAATATATAACTAGTTCATCAGGATAGGAGTATTTTTATGGATAAATTCGAGAAAGAAATAAAGAATGAATTAAAAAATAATCTAACCTTATCAAAGGTCAAGCTATTGCAGGAAAAAGATAATATTAAACTTTTCAATCGAATTTATTTTATTTTTGGGATAGCGATGGCACTATTAGCTATTGTTTATATTGTTTTGAATAGGCATGATACCTTTAAGCTTACTTTTGGTACTATAGGTTTGATCATAGGTATTGTAATGACTGTATATTTTAGCTTCCCTAAACATCATCGAGAGGATCTGCTTATAACGGAGATAGATAACGAAATATCTTTACTTGATTCTCCTGAATCCAGAAGTGAAACGCTTTTTAGACAACATCACTTTGATTTAAATGGATACTATGAACTTAATCTTAAGCAAAACAAAACTGTTTTTAAAATAGGTATAATGTGCATCATATTAGGTTTTGTTATGATTGGAGTTACCTTCGCTTTACTGGCTAGTGATATTTTTAAAGGTGTCCAAACCAAAATGATAGTTGGAGCTATAGGTGCATTAGGAGCTATACTTTCTAATTTCATTGCAGCTATTTATTTAAAAATGCATACAAATACAATAAAAACAATGACAGAATTTCATAACAGATATGTAAATACTAATCGTCTGTATTTTAGTAACTATCTAATCTCTAATATAAAAGATAATAAAAAGAGAGAAGATACTTTGGCTACTTTGGCATTGAATTTAAGTAAACCATACTCAAGATTCGATGACGAAGAGTCTAATTAATATTTTTATGGAACCCTTTTCTTTTAAAGGAGGTGAACAACATGCCAAGAGAATTGGTTAACGCAAAAATCACACATGTCTCTTACGTCGATAAGGCTGCTAATCAAAAGCAGTTCTTTTTTATGAAATCAGAAAAACAGCCGGACTTTCAAAAGGAAGTCAGAATCCTTGCGAAAGAGGCAGACGAGCAAAAACTTGTGTACGGTATTGTATATGAACCAGACACAGTGGACGCTCACGGAGATTTCATGACAGCGGCAGAAATCGAAAAAGCCGCTCATGGATTCCTGAAAGATGCCCGAGAAATTGACAAGCAGCATGATTTTCAAGGCGGCGTTGGTGAAGTGGTGGAATCCTATGTCGCGCCTGCAGACTTTGAAATGAATGGGGAAACCATCAAAAAAGGATCATGGGTCCTTGTGACGAAGGCTTCCGAGGAAGTATGGGAGCAAATCAAAAAAGGTGAAATTACCGGTTATTCAATGGCAGGGACTGCTGAGACAATTGAAAAACAAGAAGAAAAGCCCGTTTCTCAAGATAAAACAGATGAGAAAGGGCTTTTTAATTTGTTCAAAAACTTTTTTGTTGGAAAACAACAGCAATCTTATGAAGAGCCAGTTACAAAGGCGGGCAGAAAGTTTTCCGCTTCAAACCTACAAGAAATTAAAAATGCTCATACTGCTCTCGGTAACTTGCTGAGTCAGGTTGAGACAGAAGAGGAGGAAAAAGAAATGACTTCGGAGGAAGTAACGAAATCAATTCAAGCCGCTTTAGAGCCGATTGAGAAGCGGCTGGCAGATCTAGAGAAAGAAGAAGATCCTAAAAAGAAAGATAAAGAAAAAACAGAAGAAGCGGCTGAAAAAGAAGCTGAGAAGTTGAAAAAAGCTATTACTGATGCTATTCAACCGCTCGCTGATCGTATTGAAGCAATTGAAAAAAGCCGGGGAACATCTAAGCAAACTGAAGAATTGGGGTCTGAACAAGTTCAAAAATCAATCTGGTCAGGGTTGTTTTAATGTATAAGGAGGATACGAATGAGAAATCAAGAGGTTATTAATAAAGCAGAAATGACGCTTTCTACTTTAGAGAGCGGCGGGATTATGAACCCTACTCAAGCTTCAACTTTTATTCGAATGGTTCAAGATACGCCAACTATTTTAAGAGATGCGCGTGTTATTCAAATGGACCATGACACACAGAAAATCGAGAAGATCGGTTTTGGTCAGCGTATTTTAAGGGCAGCCCAAGAGGGAGTTGCGCTAACTAAAGATCAAAATTCAGTTCCATCAACTAGCACAGTTAACTTAAGTACAAAAGAAGTAATTGCTGAAGTTAACATTACCTATGACACACTTGAAAACAACATCGAAAAAGATGGCCTTCAAAATACAATCATGCAAATGATAGCTGAACGTGCTGCGGTTGATATTGAAGAGTTGCTTGTAAATGGTGATACAACTTCATCTGACTCATATCTTGCGCAATTAGATGGCATCAGAAAACAAGCTACATCTCACATTGTTGATGCAGCAGGTGAGGAACTGACACGCCAAACGTTCAAGCGAGGATACAAAGCTGTACCTCCAAAATATTTGCGAATCCCACAAGAGTTCCGTTTCTATACATCGCCTGGTATTGAGGTTGAATGGAAAGATCGTGTAGCTGACCGTCAAACAAATTTAGGGGATGCAGCTGTTCAAGGTGGCCTTTCATCTGCTTTTGGTGTTCCGATCAAAGGTATTGCAAATTTACAGCCTTATACGATTGGAGAGGGAGATACTGCAGCCGATGTTTCTGATATCATCCTAACTCATCCGAAGAATATTATTCTCGGATTCTCTCGTAACATTCGAATTGAAGTAGATAAGGACATTCGTCGCCGTATGTTTATCATTGTTTTGACAGCGAAATTGGATAGTGTTTTTGAAGAAGAGGACGCCGTAGCCAAGATCGTGAAAGTGAAGGAGTAGGTGGTCTGGCGTGTATACTGCAAAGCTTATTAAAGGCAAAACGTACAATGTTATGGGAATAACCTTTCGAGCAGGTGTCAGTCAAACAGTATCGAAAAAGCTCTATGAGTATTTAAATGAAAATCCATATTTTGTGCTGGATAAAGATCTTAAGAATCAAAAAGATGATCCGATAAATTATTCTGAGTCAGAATTGAAAGGTATGAATAAAGCAGAGCATGAATCCATTATTTCTAATCTTGGTGGCAATCCGTCTGACTTCAAAAACGCAGATGAAAGAATTGCCTACATCCTTAACCAAATAGATAACAAAGGGGAGTGACCTATGCTGTTAATCACTCCCGATGAATTAAAGAGTTATTCAGTTTTTGAGTCTGTAAAGACCAGACCTGACGAGTTGTTAAAACAGGATATCCTTGAGGCTACTGCCGATATCATTCTTAAAGTTGGGCATGACTTTTCAGAGGCAGAGTATATTCCTTTGCCTGAAACGGTTCGACTGGCCCTATTAAAGTTGTCTCAGTTTTATGCTCTTATAAATGGCGACGAGTCAATTATTAAAGGATATACAACTGAAAAAATTGGTGACTATTCTTATACTCTAGGGGATGGCAGTTCTCTTCAAAAACCTGATGTGTATGCATTAATAAAAGATTATGTGAAACCGGCTGACCCTGATTTAGAAGGGATTGAAGCGAAAGTGCGGATGAGATCAATATGAGTTATCAATCCTTATTGACTCACAGATGTGACATTTACCATCTGCAGGAGAAAAAAGAAAATAGAAAGCAAAAATTCGGGGTGCCGGTTGAAGATGTTCAACCGGTTTTTTCGTACCCTGATGAGCCGGACATAGAAAATCAGCCGTGTTATTTTACAGAAAAGAGTCAGTCCATTATCCAACAGGAACCGAATGTAGCTATTTATCAATCATTCCTTGTTCATTTCCCTGCTACTGTTGATATTCGAGTTAATGACAGGGTGGTCTGGGATAGTACGGCTTATAAATTACAGAAGCCCCGCAAAATCAGGAAGCATCATTGGGAAGTTACAGCAGTACGGGAGGTTGAATATCTGTGAAGATCAAAGGTCTTGATCAGTTCATTCAGTCATTAAACCGTGCTTCTCGTGGAGAATTGAAAGGGAAATACGAGGAGTGGCTTGAAGCTATGGGTTTTGAGTTCCTAGACATTATTCAAGATGAAATTATCAGGACGAAGACGGTAGACACACGCCGCTTGCTTAACTCTTTTCAACGAGGTGACCAGGATAATATCTTTTCAATGACAAAAGGCAGCTTAAAGTTGGATGTTGGAACAAATTTGGAATACGCCTCATACGTGAATGACGGGCACTTTACTATCGATCCGTCTAAAAATCAGGATAGACGGTGGGTTCCAGGGCGGTGGAAAGGCAACCGTTTCGAATATGACCCTGCCGAAAGAAATTCCGGTATGCTGCTGAAGTTCCAATGGGTAGACGGTTCTGGCTTTTGGGATAACGCCATGGCTATATTTCAGTTGATGTTTGAGAGAAGCCTTGAGCGGAAACTGCAGCAATGGATTGATGAAGAATTTTAAGGCGGTGTAGCCATGAATCAAGAAGTAGGTTCAATTATGGGCTATCTATACAAACTGTATCCTGTTCAAGTGTATAAAGAAGAAATACCGCAGGACTTTGCTGTTCCGTCTCTTTACTTTCCACCCGCTTCCACAGTCGATGGGGTGGATACAGTATCCACGTTTCAGAAATCCTATGTTTTAAACGTGAAACTCTTTCACGAGAACGCACAGAAAGCCCATAACGAAGCGGAAAGAATTACGGATACACTTAGAAGCAATAGAGGCATAATTCTGCTCATGCAGGAATCTGGCGAGGATACGGGGGATTTTATTCGGCTATCTCGAATAGAAACGCGGGTATCAGACGATTACGCGACCATTGTCTTAAACTGGACGAGTCGTTATTGGTATGAGCGGGAGGAACAACGTTCAATTAATGGTTTTAAATTTAAAAGTGGGGTGAAATGATGGCCACTAAAAAAGAGAAAGCGGAAAATGCTTTTTATATTAAGGATTTGCGAGAGCACAGTCGAGAGCTCTTTGGGGTAAAACCCGAGGTGTTTGACGGTGCTCTTTTTCATGTTCATAAAACGAGTATTACAAAATCGGAAGCGAAGAAGTTAATTAATCAGTTTCTTCAAAAGGAGGTCAAATAGATGAACGGCGGAACATTCACACCCGGCAAGGAAAAAGAGCGTGCCGGTATTTACTTTAACTTCAAAACGACCGCGGAGAACCGTGTTTCTGCCGGAGAACGTGGAACAGTTGCGCTGCCGATAGCATCCAGCTGGGGTGAGGTTAAGAAATTCATTTCTATTTCTTCAATCGAGGACCTGAATAAAAAAGTGGGGTTGAACATTGATGATCCTTCGCTGTTGCTTTTACGTGAAGCAATGAAAAAGGCAAGTACAGTCTTGCTTTATCGTCTGACGGAAGGTCTTCGTGCTTCAGCAGACATTAGTGAAGGTGTAAAGGCTACTGCTTTTTATGGCGGCACTAAAGGTAATGACATCATTATTAGTATTACGGAGAACGTTATTGACTCTTCGAAAGTTGATGTCACTACCTACCTTGATCAGTCAGAAGTGGATAAACAAACAGTGGCTAAAGCTGAAGAGCTTAAACCAAATAACTATGTCACGTTTACGGGGAAAGGAGATTTAACAGTCACTATTCCGTTAACCGGTACGGCTCCTGAAGACGTCAGCGGTGCCCTTCCTGCAACTTCCGGAATCCGCTTGTCAGGCGGAACAGACAAAACACCGACAAATGCCGATTATACAGCTTTCTTGGAAGCAGCTGAAATGGAATACTTTGACACAATCGCACTGCCTGTAGAAGATAACGAGCAATTGAAAGCGACGTTTGTCGCATTCATCAAACGGCTGAGAGACAATCAAGGCTTAAAGGTTCAAGGCGTACTATCTAATTACAAAGGCGATCACGAAGGTATTATCAATGTCACAGGCGGGGTTCTGCTTGAAGACGGAACGGAGATCACTCCGGAAAAAGCTACTGCTTGGGTTGCCGGCGCCAGCGCGGGTGCAACGTTCAATCAGTCGCTTACGTTCGTAGAATATGCGGGAGCGGTGGACGTCCTTACTCGATTGGATAATGACCAGGTAATTCAGCGGCTGGCGAACGGGGAATTCCTGTTTACTTATGATTCTCGAGACAAATCTGTTTCTGTTGAGAAGGATATTAATTCTCTCACAAGTCTTACAGCTGAGAAGAATAAGATGTTCCAGAAAAACAAAATTGTGCGGGTGCTTGATGCAATCAATAATGACCTGACATCACAATTGAAAGCATTGATTAAGTCCCGTAAAGCGAGCGGCAGCGACGTTCCTGCTACAAATGACGGCCTTCAATTCGTGAAAACGATGATTACTCAATACTTGAGTGTTCTTCAAGATAACGGGGGCATTACCAATTTTGATTCAGAGAATGCCATCACAATTGCTCTGAATAGCGATTGTGACGGTTTCCTGATTGATCTTGCTGTGCAGCCAGTTGATGCAGCTGAGAAATTCTACTTTAACGTGGAGGTGAAGTAAGGTGGCTTTTAAAGCTCAGAATACGATATCTGGTAAAGAGGGACGCCTTTTCTTGGACGGTGAGGAACTGGCGTTTATCAAAACATTTGAAGCGAATGTGGAGAAAAATAAATCGGAAGTCAACGTTATGGGGCGCCGCATGACCGGTCATAAAACAACAGGCGCAAACGGAACAGGCACAGCGACATTTTATAAAGTCACATCCCGCTTTGTGCAGCTGATGCTTAATTATGTGAAAAAAGGTGAAGATCCGTATTTCACTCTGCAAGCGGTGCTGGATGATGCGTCTTCCGGCCGCGGGACTGAGCGGGTTACTCTCTATGATGTGAACTTTGATTCTGCGAAGATTGCGGGACTGGATGTGGATTCCGAAGCATTGGAAGAGGAAGTACCGTTTACCTTCGAGGACTTTGATCTTCCTGAACAGTTGAAATCGACTTTTTAAAATAAAAGGCGCAAGATTTTATAAGCGCCTTTTATTTATTTTTCCTTAAAAATAATTTTTTGGGATTTAAATATGTTTTTTAAAGTTTTTATAGAATTGCAAAAAACATTCAAAGAATATATACTCAATATATATTGTTCGATCGCACAATGCGGTTAGAACAGAAAAGTTACAGGGTTAGCATTTAAGATTTTTGCATAAAATATAAAAGCCAGAGTCTTAGGAACTCTAGCTTTTATAAAGAAATCTATCTTCTTTTTCGTGGACGAATCTTCCGTTTAAATTTTTTATATGGATGACTCCTCCAGTGTTTTTGTCGACACAAACAAACTTTAGACACGGCCATGTCTTTAGATTCGTTTGTGTCTTTCTTTTTAAAACACTTTGCAAGTTTATATGTTAAACTTGCGCAAGTTGATATGAATTGCATAATTTGTATGAGACTCATGATTTTTTCACCTCCTTGAGGAGGTCTATATGGATCTATTATTTCCCCACCTTCCTTTCTTGAGAATTGATTGGAAGAGCTTCCAGATACATTATACCTGAATTATCTGAAAAGTGGGTATCGAAATTAGAATATCCTCTTTATTCCAAAGGCACATTTGACAATTCGTCAATTGTGCTTTTTTTTACTACCAAAATGACAAGGAGATAATAAAATGAGCGAAAAAGTATACGATCTTTCATTCTTTATGCCAGGACAAACAATCGAAGCTGAAGAAGTAAAAGTGCCGATTTCTAAACGTTTTGTAGACAAAGAAGGCAATGTTGTTCCATTCATTTTCAAAGCAATCACGACTGAACGAATTGACGAACTTGAGAAAGAGAATACGACTTACAAGAATGTAAAAGGCCGCGGTCGCGTAAAGGACTTGGACAGCCAACGCTTTTATGCTCGTATTGCGGTTGAAACGACTGTTTATCCGAACTTTAAAGCTAAGGAACTACGTGAGGCTTACAAAACAGAAGATCCAGTGGAAGTCGCCAAACGTGTTCTTTCAGTCGGCGGTGAGTATGCGAACTGGCTGAACAAAGCAATTGAGATCAACGGCTTCGATGATGATCTCGAAGATCTTGAAGAAGCAGCAAAAAACTAGTAAAAGACGGGGACAAAGAGGCTGTATATCTTTATTACGCGATGCATGAGCTCAAATACGCCCCGTCAGAATTAAGAGAACTATATGAGGCTCCGAAAGAATTCAAGGCGCTCTTATATGGGTTAATCGGTTATAAGCTTGAGCTGTTAGAAAAAGAAGCGAAGAAGGGAGGTAATTAACTATGGCTAAACTAACAGCCACGTTTGAATTACACGATAAGATTTCTCGCAAGCTTCGGATGATACAAGGCAATGCTGAAAGACTTAAGAGGGCCGTTAATGGCCCTCTTATTTTTGATGCTGAAGATCGGACTGAGAGAGTTATGCGGAAAATTGACCGATCAGTCAACCGTTTGACCGGTCGGGCTCGATCGCTTGAAGTGGATTTAGATGATCGAGCTTCGAATGGCTTACATTCTATACGTCAGCAAGCTGAGGATCTTACCGAGGGTAGCCATGAGATTACAGTTTCCATAAATGATCAAGCTACACCACGTTTTCGTTTAATCCGTGGAGGTCTCTCTGATTTGAATCGCTCGCACGCTGAGCCAACTGTTTCAGTTCGTGATCATGCTTCAAACCAATTAGATGAGATCCGTCGTCATGTGTCCGATGTTGACAGCGAACATGCTGAGCCAACTGTCTCTATTAAGGACAGAGCTACAGCTGCTCTGGATGCAATTGAAGCGAAAATAGACAACTTGAAGGATGCAACCATTACTCTGGCAGTTGCAGGCGGTTTTTCTGCAGGTTCAATTATGGGTTCTGGTAAGAGTACAATGTCTCAGGATGCTTACGTGTCAGCAACTTCAAACGTTAATAAGAAAGATGTTGCAAGAATGACGGATCAGATCTATTTCAACAATAAAGCGGGCAGTTCTCGTGAAGAAGTCAGTTTATCTTTGAGAAACTTATCACAACAGACAGGGGCGTCTAAAAAAGCTCTGGCTGATTTGACTGAGTCGTCAAGTAAGATTGCCCAGCTTATGAATGCTGATCAGGCAGAGGTAGATCGTGCTTTTAGTTCGATGTATAACAACTTGAAATTGTCTGGGAAACAAAGCGGAGACTTAATTGCTTATGTATATCGGAATGCCGGTGACCAAGCTGACGATTTATTGGACACGATGAATGAATACAGTTCCACCTTTAAAGACTTGAAGCTCACAGGCGGCCAAATTGCAAACGCCATGATAAAAGGAACAAAGGGTGGCGCCAGAAACTTCGATAACCTAGCCGATAGTATGCGTGAGTTTAACATCCGCCGAACCGAAATGTCTGATAGCCAAGTGGACGCATTTAAAATGCTGTTCGGAGCCAAGGAAACTAAGAAAATGTTCAAGGGCTTCAAAGATGGTTCAATAAGCGGTGAGGAAAGCCTATTTAGGGTGGCAAAAGCCCTTTCTAAAGTGAAAGACAAAACAAAGCGGGCTGCTATCGCGACTGAGCTTATTGGAACACAGTACGAAGACCTTAAACAGCCGATCTTGGATATGGCTGAAGGTATTGGTACAAGTGCCAAAACAAGCGGTGAATTGGAACGAAGCTTTACGAAACTTCGGGATAATAACCCGATGACACCGGTTAATGATGCAATGAGAGATTTTGAAAGCATATCTAAGGATATGGGAACTTCTCTGCTAACTGGATTAGGGCCAGCCTTTGATAAAATCAGCTCGTTCATTAACAGTAAAGAAGGTCAGGAAAAACTTAAAGAGATCAAAAAAGATATTGCCGATCTTGGTGAGGAGATAGGTGATAAGTTAAACGTAGCCATTGAGTGGAGCGTCAACCATTGGGATGATTTGAAAACAGCGATTAAAGTTGTGATCCCTTCTTTAATTGGGTTGATTGGTTATTTGAAAATACTACGTCCGCTGTTAAAAGGCATAGGTACTGTCGGAAGTGATGCAGCAGGCGTAATCCGAAAGTTAATTCCAAAACGTACTCCTAAAGCTGGCACTAATACGCAAAGTGAAGGGAGGAACAGTAATCGTAATGCCAGCACAGGGGGCAGAGAATCCAAAACTGCTACAGGTCCAACGAGTTTACCTCGAAGCGGCAGCTTAACATGTTGCTGTTGTAGCGATGGAGGTAAAAATGATCGCATTCGTAGAAGACGAGGGAAAAGAGTTTTAGGTCAACGCAGTAATCCAAACCGAATGAACCCTTCTGACAGATCAATTACTGTGTCATCTGGACAATTGGAGAGAAGGCGTTCCAGTAGAACTGTAAGTACTAATCCAACCAGAGGATCAAGACCAGCAATAACCACTACGAGATCGGAGCTATACTCAGCTGGTAGAGCTGCAGGCGGTACATCGAAGTTCGGGAAAGTCTTAAGTCCTCTGAAAAGTGTTGGCAAGTTTGCAAAGGGAGTCCCTCTATTAGGAACAGCTTTAGCGGCAACAGATTTAATTGGGATGAATAAAGACAATGTTGGTGAAAAAATTGGATCAGCTGGCGGTGGTCTTGCTGGAGCGGCTACAGGAGCAGCTATTGGCAGTGTTTTTCCTGGAGTGGGAACAGCCATTGGTGGAATAGTTGGTGGTATAGCAGGCACCATGGGTGGCTCAAGTTTAGGTAAAGCGTTTGATGGTTCAGAAGTAAAGAAGAAACTAGACAGTACATTATTTGATCAAAAATGGTGGTCTGAAAAGTGGTCGGGCATTAAGAGTAATGCGAAGACTTCTCTCGATGGGTTAAGTGAGACATGGTCTAATGTAAAAGAAAAGGTGAAGTCTACTTTATTTAATAGTGAATGGTGGTCTGAGAAGTGGTCTGGCGTTAAAAGCTGGGCACAGGACAAATGGAATAGTGCATCATCTATTTGGGAGTCCGTAAAGGGAAAAATAAAATCCACTTTATTCAGTGAGAAGTGGTGGTCAGGAAAATGGGAAGGCGTAAAAAGTTGGGCTCAAAGTAAATGGGACAGCGCGTCTTCTGTTTGGCAATCAGTTAAAGGAAAGCTGAAGTCCACTTTATTTAGCGAGAAATGGTGGTCAGGAAAATGGGAAAGTGTAAAGAGCTGGTCAAAAAATAAATGGGATAATACTAAATCAATATGGAAAAGTGTTAAGAGTTCCATCTCAGAAACCCTTTTTAGTAAGAAGTGGTGGTCTGAAAAGTGGCAGAGTGTAAAGGAATTGGGAAGCAGTATTTTAGGCGGGGTAAAAGAAGTTGGTGGTAAAGTAGCTTCAAGTGCGAAAAAAACTGCTGGTAAAGCGTGGGGATATGTGAAGAGTGGCGTAAATTATTTATTTGGTACGGGAAAAGAAAAGCCAAAGAAACATGCTACTGGTGGTTACATTACGAAGCCAACAATATCTTGGATTGGTGAAGCTGGTAAAGAATTTGTTATTCCTGTTGAGAATAATAAAGGGCGCGGCAAAATGCTCCTTTCTCAAGCTGCTTCAAAATTAGGGATGAGTGTGGTTGATGATATAGCGTCTGCTTCATCTGCAGGAGGTGAACCAGCAACTTCCCCGCTAATCCGTAGAGCGGCGGTGACTGCTTCTGTATCTCCTATCATTGACACATCCAGTCTGGATGAACAAGCGACTTCATTTGGTCAACAGTTCACTAAAGGCTTTGATCAAGGAATTGGAGATAACGTTGTTTCTATAGAATCTTGGAAACAGAAAAACGTTGGACAGCCAATGAACAATTTAATCTCTTATTCTTCGAATTACGGAAAGCAAGTGGTCAATGGATATGCTAAAGGTCAGAACAGCACTTCGACCGGTACAGATGGCTTCTTGCAGACGAAGGTTAAAACACCATTTCAGAACACTGTTAATAAATCTTCATCATGGGGAAGCGGAACGATCAAAGGTTTTGCTTCCGGACAAAATAGTTCACAAACTGGTACTGATCAATACGTCAGCACTCATATTAACAAGCCGTTTATCCGCTCTAAAGAATCATCAAACGGATGGGGAAGCGGTATGATTGGTAATTTTGTTTCAGGCATGACTTCTAAGGCAAGTGAAGTCAATGAGGCTGCCAAGGAACTGGCGAAAAAAGTTGAGAAGGCATTTCGTGAAGAGCTGGATATTCATTCACCTTCCCGTGTCATGATGAGTCTTGGGCGTTTTGCCTCTATAGGTATTGTAAAAGGTCTGGATTCTGTTGATGTAAAAAAGTTTGCTGAAAAACAAGCAGGCTCACTAGCTGCCGCTTATTCTGGAATGGGCGCAGTAAGCGGAAATGTGAAGCAATGGCTCATGGCTGCTATCATGGCTACAAAGACACCGATGAGCTGGCTTCCAGGGCTGATGACAATTGCTCAGCATGAGTCAGGCGGTAATCCGAAGGCAATCAACTTATGGGATAGTAATGCGAAAGCAGGACATCCATCTCAGGGGCTCATGCAGACAATCCCAAGTACCTTCAACGCACACAAATTGCCGGGAATGAATAATATTCTTAACCCGATACACAACGCTGCTGCTGCGATTGGCTATATCAAAAGCAGATATGGATCAATTAATAATGTACCAGGCATTAGAAGCATGAGGCACGGAGGTCCATATGTTGGCTACGCTAACGGAGGACTTATTACCAAAGAGCAGATTGCACGTGTCGGTGAAGGAAACAAAAGGGAATGGATCATCCCAGAGGAGAGAGGTATCCGTGGACGTTATTTATTAGCCCAAGCAGCTAAGGCACTCGGAATGGAAGTTACAGACCCATCTCAAAAAGGTCAAACTGAATTATCTTCCGGTCAGGTAACAGCAGCTACAACAGGCAGTCAGCAAACAACTGTTACAGCATCAGGAGGTAAAGAGGTTATTATTCAATTTAATGGCGATCAGCATTTTCACAATGACCAAGACATGAACGGTCTTATAGCTAAGATTAAGCAGACCCTTATTGATGAGCTTGAACAGGATATCAACATTGGAACGAAGGGAGTCGTTGCTTTTGACTAAATCCGTATATGAATTCTGGATTTCCCAAGGGAAGGACAAGCTGCGGCTTCCTGTCCTTCCTGAACAAATTGATATATCCAACACAATTCAAAATGAATCAGTAAAAGTGGCCAGTTTTGGGGAGATCACTTTTATAGATAGACCGGGAGCGAAAGAGATTTCGTTCTCTTCTTTTTTTCCAAAGAAACACAGCCCGCTTGCTGAGTATAAGGGATTTCCTTCTCCTGAAAATGCTATTGCAAAGGTCGAGAAATGGGTGAAATCTAAAAAGCCGGTTCAATTCTTGATTACTGGAACGAAAATTAATTTAACTTGCAGTATTGAGGTTTTTTCTTATAGCGAGGGCCAAAAAGATATAGGTGATCGTGATTATGAAATCAAACTGAAGGAATACAAAACTGCTTCGCCGCGGAAGATCAAGCAGAAGAAAAAGACGAAGAAGAAGCGGCCATCTAAATCAGCTCCTAAAACATACACCGTTAAAAAAGGTGATACACTGTGGGACCTTGCCGGCAAATTTTATGGAGACAGTACAAAATGGCGCAAGATTTGGAACGTCAATAAAAAGGCTATGATCAAACGAAGTAAACGAAATATAAGACAGCCAGGACACTGGATCTTTCCTGGGCAAAAATTAAAGATACCGCAGTAAGCAGGTGATGACAATGATAGAACTTTTCGTCATTAAAGAAACGGAATGGCTTGAGCTGGTAACTGAAAGTGTTTCACTCGAAGGACAACGGTATCAGGCGCCGCGATCAATCACGGCAAAGATCATAACGAAACAAGGAACCCATTCATATTACAGCGTATCAGAAGGAGATACGGTTCTGTTTAAGTGGAAAGGGAAAGAGCTGTTTCGAGGTATTGTGTTTTCTCGCAATCCGGAAGAACATGGGCTGACCTTTACGGCTTATGACATGCTGCAATATCTGGTTAAGAACAAAGATGTTTATGTGTTCTCCAATAAGCGTGCAGACGAGATTATCAAGCGCCTGACAAGAGATTTTCAAATCCCAACGACATCCATTGCAAATACGGGTTACACCATTAAATCATTAGTGTTTAAAGATGATACGAGTCTTTATGACATGATTCTGAAAGCCTTGAAACAAACGAAGAGCCAAACCGGAAGAAATTATCAATTATATTCGGCGAAGGGGAAGCTCGGCCTTCGCGCTTGGCCTGATCCGTCAGAAGTATGGGTGCTAGAATCGGGTGTGAACATTACTGGTTATCAATACAGCACTTCCATTAATGACACAGCCACAAGAGTAAAGCTGCGGCGTCAGAAAGACAATAAAACTTATACGGCTACCGTAAGTGACAACACGGGTATCAGCAAATACGGCGTGCTTCAGTATGTTGAAACAATATCAGATAACATTAACCAAGCACAGCTTCAGCAGCGTGCGAAAGTTAAACAGGCACAGAAGAAAGGCGTCAAAAAAGAACTCAAAAGTATTCAAGCAATTGGGATTCCAGATCTTCAGAGCGGTTTGCCCGTCTATATTTCAATTCCGGAAGTCGGGGTTAAGAAAACATACTGGATTGATACAGATAAACACGAATTTAAAGGATCGACACACACGATGACCATTGATGTGGTTGAGAAAAATTCTATCCCTGATGGTGTTTCCTCATGAGATTAAGTGAAGCAATCAAACATTTGGCTGTCGGTGCAGTTGATTCTGAGTCACCAGTGGATATTATGCCGGCTGAAGTGGTTTCCGTTTCACCTATTGAAATAAAGCTTAATGAAAGTGACAAATTAATAATACCTGCCGATTTGATTATTGTTCCAAAGCGGCTGCGGGCCGGTGAAGAAGAAGCATTGAATACAGGTGAGCGTGTGATGATTGTCTCCTTAAAAGGCGGGCAATCATTTTTTATTCTCGACAAAATATAGGAGGTGTTTGGAATGGCTTTGTCTCCGGAAATCGAGTTTGAGGATATAGAGGATGACAGCGAGGTCATAGAGACCTCGCAAACCTACAAAATAGATTTTGAAAATGGCTGTATCACAAATGAAATTATCACAGGCCTTGAAGCGATTAAGCAGTTTGTATATCTGTCTCTCCATACTGAGCGATATGCATATTCTGTTTACAGTCATGACATTGGAAATGAGCTTCAAGACGTGCTGGCAGATAACGAAACAACAGACGCATATAAGAAAATGGAGATCCCTCGGCTGATAGAGGAAGCACTGATCTATGACGACCGAATTTCTGCTGTTACAGATTTTGAAATAGATAAACAAGGCGAATCGTTCCGTGTCTCCTTTACAGTCGAAACTGACGAAGGAACATTGGAGATCGAGGAGGTGCTTGGCGAAGATGTTTGAAGATCAAACCTTTGAAGTGATTATGGATCGTATGTTGAACAGGATTTCAGCGGACATTGATACAAGGGAAGGCAGCGTGATTTATAATGCCTTAGCTCCTGCAGCCGCAGAATTGGCCAAGTCTTACATTTGGCTCGATACGGTGCTGGAACTTGTCTTCTCGGACACAGCACAAGGAGAATTCTTAGATCGTCGTGCTACTGAAGCCGGCATCGAGCGAACGGCTGCCACAAAAGCAGTCAGGGCAGCGGAGTTTACTGAAGGTGTGACCATTCCTGTAGGCTCTCGCTTTTATGTTGATAATCTTTATTTTCAATACACAGTTGACGGGACGTTGGAATGTGAAACAGCCGGAGAAGCGGGGAACGCAAATATTTCAGGCCAGAATCTATTGTCATTAGACACCATACCAGGACTCCAAAAAGCGATCGTGAAAGAGATTCTAATTCCTGGCCGAGAAGAGGAGGATGATGACAGTTTAAGAGCTAGATATTTTACCCGCGTGCGTCGGGAAGCTGTCAGTGCCAATAAAGCTCACTATAAACAATGGGCTGAAGAAGTAGACGGAGTAGGGAAGGTAAAGGTCTTTCCGCTTTGGAACGGGGACGGCACAGTCAAAATTGTCGTGACCAATGCTAACTTGGAACCTGCTTCTGATATTTTAATATCAAAAGTGAAAAACTATATTGATCCTGAACCCGGACAAGGTGAGGGACAAGCGCCAATAGGTGCCTTTGTCACAGTGGAGAGTGCGGAATGGAAAGAGGTTGAGATTTCAGCCGAGGTACTTCCCGAGGTCAATAGCTCTATCGATCAGGTAAAGCAAGAAATCGAATCAGGCGTTTTAAATCTTTTTAAAAAGATTGCTTTTGAAGATAACGTCATCCGTTTATCGCAGATTAATAATATCGTCTACAATTCACCTTCAGTAAGTGATTACGCAGATATTAAAATCAACGGCGTGGCCGAAAATTTGGTTCTGAGTGACGTCGAAATCCCTAAATTGGGGCAGGTGAACATCATTGAGCAAACTCGATGAAATGACTGCTTACCTGCCTCCGTTCCTTACCAAGTTAAAGGAAATGGCTGAACTTCTTAAAGCGGAAGCTCCGGAATTTGAGAAGCAAAATAACAGCATCTTTGATCTGACAGATCAGCTGTTTATTACTACGGCAACCTGGGGGCTTGAACGATGGGAAAAGATTTTGAACGTACCGCGGGAATCAGGTGACCCCGATGAGATCCGCCGATTGCGTCTAATCTCTAAAATGTCCAATATACCGCCCGCAACATATAAGGCCATTGAACAGGCATTGAACCGGTTCCTGAAAAATCCGTCTGCTCAGGTCAGGCTGCTTCAAGGACAGTACCGTTTTAATGTTGATATTGATATAGATGATATGCAGCATATGAGCGAGCTCATAGAAACATTGGAGAATATGAAGCCAGCTCATTTGGCATATACCTTGCGAGCTGCTGTGAATGAGCCACTCAAGATAAAAGATACTGTCATTTTGAATAACAGAAGGTATCGAAAAGCAAGTGAGCTAAAGGTAGGTTATTCCGTCACGCTCAATAATAACGAGGTGGTCCTTGCATGATTACGCAGGTTTATAGAGAGCGTACAGCTGCAGATTTGAAAAATAGGATATCGAAAGTGCTACTGAATGGGAGTGAAACAGAAATTGTGGAACTCACCATTCACGGTGCGGTTGTCACGGTACTTACTCAACGAGAGGAAGATATCAAACATATTAAGAGTGTGCAGATCCTTGATGAACAAAACAACGTAATTACGGAAAGAACAACAGATTTAGACGTCAGTAATAATAGAACGCTAGATTTTAGGATTACTTTCGAGGTGGTGTAGCAAATGGCTTATGATGCAAAAACAAATTGGCTTCCGGATGATTTGATAAATGAGGATGATGTGAACCGGTGGGAGAAAGGTATTCTAGACGCGCATAAAGATTTAGCTGTACATAAAAATGACATGAACAACCCTCACAACACAACAAAGGCGCAAATCGGACTGGGGAACGTAGATAATGTACAGCAGGCTTCGAAAAAAGAATTTGAAGAGCATCTTAATGATTCACAACGGCACATAACACCAGTAGAGCGGGAGAATTGGAATGCAAAAGAAACAACTACCGGAGCTCAGGAAAAAGCTGATAAGGCTTTATCGGATGCAAAACATTACGTGGATACCAACTACAAAAATAACAATCTAACGTTAATTCCTGGAGACAATGCTATTAAAGATGCAAGAACAGGAGGGGAAGAATATCCGTTAGGACTGACCTTAATGGACATTGGACAAGGGAATACTACTGGCTACCCTTTAGGTTATGGCATTGTCAAAAATGAAAAATATAATAATTACCGTTTCACTCAATACTTTTACGGAACAGGGAATGAGTCTGGGACTTACTACGACAGTACAGGAGTCTGGATTAGACACTGGTGGAGTGGTTCAGGCTGGACTCCGTGGCAAAAGATATCAGGTTTTGCTCATGCGAATATTGGAACTACTGGTGTTCAGTATTTGAAAAAGATTGATCACACCAAAATTGCATTTAACAGGGTCATCAAAGATAGCCATAATGCCTTTGATACTAAAAACAATCGATTTATTGCTCCGAATGATGGAATGTACTTAATCGGTGCAAGTATATACACCTTAAATTACACATCTTATATTAACTTTCATTTGAAAGTTTACCTAAATGGAAAAGCGTATAAAACACTGCATCATGTAAGAGGAGACTTTCAGGAAAAGGATAATGGGATGAATCTGGGTTTAAACGGCAATGCAACTGTACCCATGAATAAAGGAGATTACGTTGAAATCTGGTGCTATTGTAATTATGGAGGAGACGAGACTTTGAAAAGGGCAGTAGATGATAAAAACGGCGTATTTAACTTTTTTGATATACAAGAACTTGGAGGCCGAAACTATCCAAGATTTTAGGAGGTAACGATGAATATAGGTGAAGCTATTCTTTTTAAATACCCAACAGCTGATCCCACAAAGGATTTTATCGTCCAGAATAATGGTGATGGAACTCCCTCATATATAGCAGAGTGGAATATTAGGGCACCTATACCAACGGAAGCAGAGTTAAAATCTTGGTGGGAAGAGCTTCAGAGTATATCTGCATCTGAACCACCAGTTCAAGTGGATCTGCTTGCAAAAGAGTTATCAAAGGAAAAACTAGCTCGTAAACAGTTTGAAGAATTAAACCAAACTTTGGGAAGCGAGCTCTCAAAAATAAAGTTGCAACTGCTTACTCTACAAGGAGGGAAAGATTCATGAATTATTGGATTTGGGCTTTACATTATGACTGGGCTACTCCTGAAATGGTGAAACAGGCAATTCGTTATAAAGATTGCTCGCCTGAGGATTTACAAAAAGGGGTAGAGAAAAAACTCATTACAGCTGAACAGTATAAAGAGATCACAGGAGAAGCCATTTAGGGCTTTTTTAATTTTGCCTTAAAGGGGGTGATTCCGTTGTAAACCCATGCTCACCACTAATGATCAACAATAGAAGGAGGATTTTCTATGGCATCATATAGTTTTCAATTCCCCACAGATGCAACGGGTAAGCCAGGAGCGGCTAAACCGTACAGAGAAGGGAACCAGGATTTTATAGTACCCGTGGCTACTATTTCAGGTAATGCGGAGCTGCTGACAAACGCAGTCTTAAAAGCGACCGAAGTGTACACGCAATATGGCCAAGATCGATTAGGTCAGATTTTAATTTCAAAAGTAAAAGGTCATGCTTATTCTGATCGTGAAGGTACCTTATTCATTGAAGAAAGTAACGATATGAATTCATGGACCACAGTCTCTTCGTTGGTTGTTAAAGCAAATACACTTGGCGAAACCGAATGGATTCATTTAACTAAACGCTATTTCCGTTTCAGGTACGCAAATGGTAACTTGCAGCAGTCAGAATTTTTACTATACCAGTCACTGGGCGCCGGTGAAGAGGATATAAACATAAACCACACTGTTCCGATTACAGCAGTTGCTCCGTTTTCAGTCCAGCTGGATAAAAGCGGCTTAACTGATGATGGTCGTTTAAAAGTTCAGACTGAAGGCTTGAATCTAAGCTCAGTAGACACTCAAGCAAAAACAAAGGATTTTGTATTTCATGATAAAACAGAAACAATAGGTGAGGGTAACCCATTCACCGTTGGATCATTCAAAACGTTACTCATTGAGGTTTATGGGACAGCTGAGACAAGTGAATTGAAGTTCTGGGGTAAATCCTTATCGGGAACAAAAAGAGCCCTTAGAGGGCAGAAAGTGGATGACGGAACATTTGCCACTAGCACAAAAGGGAAATCAGAAGCTTGGTCTTTTAACATTACTGGTTTTAAAGAAATTGTTATGGAGCTTACAGCTTTAACAAATGGAAACTTTTCAGTTAGAGGGACGGCCGTCTCATAAGATCAGGCTGTCCTTTTTTATTTGCCTCGGGGGAGGTGATTAGAAATGGAGGAGACAAGTTTGTTTATCAATTTTGAAACATTAGATTTAGCAAGAGTATATTTATTTGGAGGGGTGAAGTACCTTGATTTACTTCTAGTACTTAGCATAATTGACGTTTTAACAGGAGTAATCAAGGCATGGAAATTCAAAAAACTGCGAAGCCGAAGCGCATGGTTTGGCTATGTCCGCAAGCTACTCAATTTCTTTGCGGTCATTTTAGCAAACGTTATTGATACAGTCCTCAATTTAAACGGTGTCCTAACTTTTGGTACCGTTCTTTTTTATATCGCTAATGAAGGCTTGTCAATAACTGAAAACTTAGCACAGATCGGTGTTAAAATCCCTTCAACGATAACAGATCGATTACAAACAATTGAGAACGAAAAAGAACAGAGTAAGGATAACGCAGACAAAGTTGCTGGCTAAGCGAGTGGCTTTTTTTATTACACAGACAGAAGGAGAGAGGATATATGGCCACTAAAGTTGTAAAGAATCTAGTCTCTAAATCAAAGTATGGATTGAAATGTCCTAATCCAATGAAAGCTGAATATATCACTATTCACAACACTGCGAATGATGCTTCAGCAGTCAATGAAATTTCCTACATGAAGAATAACTCTAGCTCAACGAGTTTTCACTTTGCAGTAGACGATAAACAAGTCATTCAAGGAATTCCAATAAATCGTAACGCTTGGCACACAGGAGACGGCACAAATGGCACCGGGAACCGTAAGTCTATCGGCGTTGAAATCTGCTACAGCAAATCAGGAGGTCTTAAATATAAGGCAGCAGAAAAACTCGCTATTAAGTTTGTGGCGCAGTTGCTCAAAGAGCGAGGCTGGGGTATTGATCGTGTCCGCAAGCATCAAGACTGGAACGGGAAATATTGCCCTCACCGGATTTTGTCAGAGGGTCGATGGGATGAAGTAAAAGCCGCTATCGCTGATGAATTAAGAAAAATCGGAGGCAAAAGCTCAGCGTCTTCAGGCGGCTCTTCAGGATCCGGAACAACATATACAGTGAAAAAAGGTGATACTCTTTCTGCAATAGCAAAAGAGCACGGAGTGAGTGTGGCAAATCTTCAGAGCTGGAATAACATTAAAGACCCGAATAAAATTACAGTTGGCCAAAAGTTGAAATTAAAAGGATCCAGTTCATCCAGCAGCACTAAAACAAGCGGCAAAAAGACATCGTACCCGCTTCCTTCCGGAATTATTAAAGTGACAAGTCCGATGACGAAAGGAACAAACGTCAGACAAGTTCAAAATGCTCTTGCTGCTCTTTATTTCTACCCGGATAAAGGAGCGAAGAATGACGGCATTGACGGCGTGTACGGCCCGAAAACAGCAAACGCGGTCAAACGGTTCCAGTCAGTAAATGGCCTGACTGCTGATGGCATTTATGGACCTAAGACAAAAGCGAAAATTGAAGAGAAATTGAAATAAAAAGCATTCTGACTATGCACTTAATTACGGAAAGAGAATAAAATAAAAAGGGGTATCAATACCCCTTTTTGCTTTTAATATAAAGTCAAACTACCGTTCCAAGTTTGTCCGATTTTAGCTCCAATCGTAAATCCTTTAATGTCTATACCGAGAACCATAGCCCCTACAACCTTAATTTTTGCAGTATCATTAGTTGTTTTCTTTTTAGTAATGTTATAGCTCTTCCCAGTTTGTTTCCACCAAGCTACGTTAAGGCCAGTAACATAAGAGTTAATACCTGACACTTTGGTGAACTGAGGCTTTTTATTTACAAATTTATATTGATAATTAAACGCGATATTTTTCCAGCAAGCCATCCCTGTCATACCCCAACCTGTAAAAGGCGCCCACCAATTGATAACATGTGAGTCACTCACTTGTGGTTTTATTAGGGGAGTATCTTCACTAACGTTAATAGTCTCTTCAAACTCTTGTGGTTGTTGGGCATCTTTAATAAACTCTTCAAAATCCTGAACTGAGTCAAACTTCAAAAAATCCTTTTTAGATACACTTGAAAATTCTTCACTTGAGACATCCACTAATTCAAAACCAAGGTCCTTTTGTAACTCTTCCACTTGGTTCCTTGTTTCAGCAATCTCTTTTGTTGTGGATTCTGCGTTGGCTGAAGCAAAAGGTACCAAAGCCAAGCCAAGGGCAATGACTAAGACTAAAATCCTTTTCATACTTTCAACCTCCATTCAATTTAGTTCTTACAAACCAATTAAAACATATGAAAGTCCCGAAATCCATAAAAAACCAAAAGATTTATATTTTTCAATAAATTTATTTATTTGGATATGTTATAATTACCGGGTAACATATAAGGGGAAGGGAGTGATTGCATGAAAAACCGATTGAAAAAATACAAGTTAGGTTTGATAAGCTTTCTAGTTCCACTTATTTCGATTTTTGTAATACCCTATGAGAAGGTTTCAGAATTGGGGTATGCTCTCGGTTTCCCTATTCAATTTGTGATTTATCGTAGTTATGATGGATTTGTAGGAAATAGGTTTTTGTTATTTACTCCAACAGAATTTATAAAGACAGAGTTTAACGTTGTTAATTATTTAATCGCCGTTCTGATGGTTTATGTATTACTAAGGATCATCAAAAAAGTGATAACAGGGTTGAAAGCAACAAAACACAATCCTATTGAGGAAAGATAAAATTATTATCCTCAATAAGCCCAACTCAATATGAGAAGGGCTTTTTTAAATAATCCATATTTTCTTTTCTTTATCCCATGAAACAGCACCTTTGCGGATCAGGCTTTTTGTAGCCTCGCGTATTTCTTGTTCGCTTTTCCCGGTCTTTCTTTTTCATTAGCAACTCTTTCTGCAGTTGGCCTATCCTATTTAGCCCCCTAATGAATTTGGACACCTACTAAGAGTGGTTTTATACTTAAGG